GAATCTATCAAGGTAAAGAAAAGGACACCAACAAACCGTTGACAATATCCACTTGGCAGTCATTATATAAAATGCCAAAAGAATATTTTGAACAGTTTGATTATGTGATTGGTGATGAAGCACATAACTTTAAAGCACAATCACTCACTACAATTCTCACCAATTGTATCAATGCCAAATACCGTATCGGTCTTACAGGAACTTTGGATGGAACCAAAACACATAAACTGGTATTAGAAGGTTTGTTTGGTCCAGTCAAAAAAGTAATTACCACAAATGAATTGATCAATCAACAGTTGGTTTCTCAATTTGAAATTAAGTGTTTGGTGTTAAAACATTCCGATGAAGAGGCAAAATTAGCCAAAGAAATGACTTATGCTGAAGAAATTCAATATCTTATATCACATGAAGCTCGAAACAAATTCATTAAGAATCTTACAGTTAGCTTAGAAAAAAATACTCTTGTATTGTATCAAATGGTTGACAAACATGGCAAAATACTGTATGATATGATAAGAGAAACAGAGAAGATTGGCAATAGAAAAGTGTTCTTTGTCCACGGCGGAACAGAAACTTCCGATAGAGAAAAAATTAGAGAAATAATGGAGATTGAGAATGACGCTATTATTGTGGCTTCTTTTGGCACTTTTAGTACTGGTATTAATATTAGGAATTTGCATAACATTATATTTGCAATGCCTACTAAATCAAGTATTAGAACACTTCAGTCTATTGGCCGTGGACTTAGACAATCCGAAGGTAAAGAAATAGCCACTCTGTATGATATCTCGGATGATCTTAGAATAAATAAACATATAAACTATACTTTAAAACATTTCATCGAAAGGACTCGTATTTACAACGATGAAAAGTTCCCATTCAAAATATATAAGATAGGACTAAAAAAATGATTAAGATTGTCCGTTTACAGAATGGTGAAGATATTATTGGTAACTTGACAAACGAAGATATTGGCAAATTTACCGTGGAAGAACCAATGGCGGTTAACATTGAATATCGTGGTCGAGAAGCAGGACTAATGATGCACCATTGGTTACCTGTACAACTCATCAAGAAGAATGAAATTCTTTTAGAAAATAAAGATGTTCTTTGTATTTTGGAACCTAATGATGAATTTTGTGAATATTATTTAAATACTGTGGAAAAGATTAAAGAGTTGTTATCTGCTAAAAATACTTTAGATGGTTTAGACGAAGAAGAAACTGATAATATTATGGATGCTTTTGAGGAACTATTAAATGATGGTAAAACACTACATTGATATTGGTTATATTGTTTCAAACCGGGACATAGAGAATAATAGACCTTTGTCAAGCGAAAGTCAAGCATTAATGTGGTAAATATAATAATATGAAAGAAATAAAATGACAGCACCTATGCCGGAATTACCTGTAACTAAAAAGAAGCCAAAGCAATATGTGAATAATGCAGACTTCCTTAAAGCACTTGTTGATTATAAAGAAGGTTGTAAGTTAGCAAAGAAAAATAAAACAACACCTCCAGCAATTCCAAATTACATTGGCGAATGCTTTATGAAGATAGCAGAAGGTTTATCACACAAACCCAACTTCATTAACTACACCTATCGTGATGAAATGATGGCAGATGGTATTGAAAACTGTCTAATGTATTTCAGTAACTTTGATCCTACCAAATCTAAAAATCCTTTTGCCTATTTTACCCAAATTATCTACTATGCCTTTTTGCGAAGAATCCAAAAAGAAAAGAAACAGACTTATGTGAAATACAAAGCCACCGAACAGATGGGTATTTTGGATGAGTTTGAAATGTTGGAACTGGAAGATGGTACCTCAATGCAGTTTCAAATGTATGATAATATTGCCGAGTTTATTGAAACATATGAAACGGCAAAAGAGAATAAAAAAGCGGTAAAGAAGCCAAAAGGGATTGAAAAGTTTCTAGGAGAGTGATATAATGTACAAAGTTAAATATTATATTCAGAGTACAGCAATAAGATTTAAATCATTTGAAACCTTACATGAAGCAACAGTATTTGCCAATAAACAACCCATAGATTCTATAATTGAGATAACACATTATGAAGGCAGCGATAATAACAGATCAGCATTTTGGTGCGAGGAATGATTCAATCCATTTTTTAGATTATTATGAAAAGTTTTACTCAGGAACTTTCTTTCCTACTCTTGATTCTGAGTCTATTGATACTGTGCTTATTCTTGGTGACACCTTTGACCGCAGGAAATATATCAATTTTTATTCATACAAACGCACAAGAGAAATGTTTTTTGATAAGTTGGCCGAGCGTGAAATAAAAGTCCATATGCTTGCCGGTAATCATGACACCTATTTCAAGAACACCAACGAAGTAAACTCAGTTCGGTTATTATTACAAGAATATACCAATATTGAAGTTATTGATAATCCTAAAACAATTGAGATTAATAACACATCAATTTGTATGATGCCTTGGATTTGTGCGGAGAATTATGAACAAAGCATGGAAGAATTAAAAAATACCAAAGCAGATATTGTTATGGGACATTTTGATATTTCAGGATTTCAAATGCACCGAGGATTATCTTCAACTGATGGTTTGGATCGTAGTCTATTTGGTCGTTTTGATATGGTCATGAGTGGACATTTTCACCACAGGTCTACTAGCGATAACATTTATTATCTTGGTAATCCATACGAACTTACTTGGCAAGATTACAATGATCCTCGTGGATTTCATTTATTTGATTTAGAATCTCGTAAATTACAATTCATTGAAAATCCTAATGTGATGTTCCATCGTATCACTTATGATGATAAAGAAAACAGTATTACCGAAATTAATGGAAAAGATTTAACCAAGTACACAGGTACCTATGTTAAGGTTGTGGTATTAAATAAAACCAATCCATACCTCTTTGATAAGTTCATGAGTAACTTATATAATGTAAATCCACTCGATGTTACCATTGCCGAGGACTTTACAGACTTGACAGAAGGTGTAGATGATGATATACTTGACCAAGCGCAGGACACTTTGACTATAATTAATAATTTTGTGGAAGGCATCAAAGAAGATTATATTGATAATAATAAACTCAAAACTGTAATGAAAGAGTTATATATTGAGGCGTTAAATCAAGAACAAGCATGAAACACAAACATCATATTATACCTAAACATATGGGCGGTACCAATGATATATCCAATTTAATTGAATTGTCGGTAGAAGAACATGCGACAGCACATCGTATATTATATGAAAATTATGGTAAATGGCAAGATTATATTGCTTGGCAGGGATTATCGGGTAGAATGAACAAAGAAGAAATTATAAGAGAAAAAATCAAATTGGGTAACATAGGTAAAAAATTATCCAATGAAACCAAGAAAAAAATTGGATTATCTTCGGCCGGACGTTTACATACCGATGAAGCAAAAATAAAAATGTCTATTTTGGCCACAGGAAAGAAACCTTCTGAGGAAACTAGACAAAAGTTGAGAGATTCACATTTGGGTAAAAAACCGTCAAATGAAACTAAATTAAAAATGAGCCTTGCATTAAAAGGCGTAAAAAGACCACAAGAAGTTATTGATAAAATAAAAGAAACAAAGCGAAAAAATAGAATGGGTGTTGAATGATTATATTCCAAAAGGTCCGATGGAAGAATTTCTTATCCACCGGAGCAAGTTTTACCGAAATTAACTTTACTAAATCATCAAACACACTCATCATTGGTAATAATGGTGCAGGTAAATCCACTATTTTGGATGCCTTGTGTTTTGGTCTTTTTGGTAAACCATTTCGTAAAATTAACAAACCACAATTATTAAATTCTATCAATCAGCAAGCTGCTGTGGTTGAGATAGAGTTTTCCATTGGTAAGAAATATTACAAAGTTATCCGTGGTATTAAACCTAATGTGTTTGAAATCTATTGTGATGATGTATTGATGAATCAGGATGCAGCAGCTAGAGATTACCAAGAAGTATTAGAAAAGAATATTCTCAAACTTAGCTTTAAATCCTTTACTCAAGTAGTCATATTAGGTTCAGCATCATTTGTTCCGTTCATGCAATTATCTCCTTCAGATAGAAGAAACATCATTGAAGATTTATTAGATATTCAAATCTTCTCCTCAATGAATGGGCTCGTCAAAGAAAAAATGTCTGGTATCAAAGAATTGACCTCGTCTACCAAATATCAAATGGACTTGACTTCTGAAAAAATTAATTTTCAAAAACAAA